AACAAGTGCTCGCGGACCGACTCGCAACAGGCGCACGTCTTGTGCGTGCTGACCGTGCCGTCGTAGAGGTAGCGCTCTTCAAGGTACGTCTGGCCGGGAAAGATCGTCCCGAGGCACTCGCTGCACCGGTGATGCTTGGCGGCGCGGCGGTGGTTACTGGCCAGCATGGTGACGTAATCGTCGTTGTCGGTTGAGAAACAGGCGCATTCCATGGTCATCCTCCGAAATTTATCGTGACGTTTCTGAAAAGCCAGACGGCAATATCGATCAGCTTCCAGATCCCGAGCGGGATGGTTATGGCCAATGAGATCATGCCGTCACCTCCCGCGCCACATTCGGCACGCTAAAAGTTCTCATCGGAAAGCCCCCGCTCAGTGGGTCCATCTCCGGGCAGTCCCATGACGTGACGCCGAAGGGCAGGGTGTCGAGTTTTTCCGACTCCCACGGGCAGGGCATACAGTACGAATCGTCCGCTTTGAGATACGGCTTCTTGTCCGCAGCCCGTTCCTTCGCCAGCCGACTGCGGAGCTTGAGCAAACATTCCTTCCAGCACGTCCGGGCCATTGCCGACGCGGATGTCAGGAACTGTTTGCCGCAGATGCAGCACGTTGCCGGGGTGGTTTTGGCCTTCGCCGCTGTCAGCTTGTTCCGCGCCTGTTCCTGGCATTTCAGGCTACAATACTTCTGGCCCACGGCTGTGCGCTTGAATATCTTGTCGCATCGTGTGCATCTCACCATCGCTCCTATCCGGTTGCACTCCGGCGTCCTGCGCTTGTTTTGCTCATACTTGTGCGCCTTTTTGCAGGCGTCTGAGCATGTTGTTCTGCCGCGTGGTGAGTCGAACACTTTGCCGCAGTGAACGCATGTCATTTTCCGCATCGCTTCAACTCCCTAGCCCGTTCCCGTGCGGCCCGTTCGTTATCCTTCCACTTGCCGTAGTCGTCCCGCTTCATTTTGCGTCCCGTGAGTTTACCGCTGAACTCACGGGACATTATGACGGTTGGGGACATCAGAAGGGGTCCATATCCTTTCGCCCCGTGTACTGCTCTTGCGGTGCGGCCTGCTGCTGGCCCCTGTCCCCCTGCTGAAAGTCGATGTCACGGCAGATGATGCTAAACCCGGTGCGCTCGTTGCCGCTCTTGTCGGTCCATTTCTCGGTTTGTAGTTCGCCGCTGACCATGACGGGCTTGCCTTTAGTGAGGTGCGGTCCAAGCCCTTCGCGTTTGAAGATGCAGTTGATGAAGTCCGTGCGCTTGTGTTCACCGAATCCGCCATCAACGGCGATGGAGAACGAGGAAATGGTGGTGCCGGACTGCGTGGTGCGAACCTCGCAATCGCGTGTCAATCGGCCTGAGAATGTGCAGACGTTCATATATGCTCCTTGTGATTCAAAAGCGTTGACAGAAGCGCTTTTGTTTTTTCATCCATTCGCGCTACCTGCTCGGTAACAGCAGCAAGTTGCTGCGGTACATATAAATCCAGTGACTGTAGAGCACGCTTCAGTTCGTCGACGGTCTTTTTCGTTTCGGAAATCTCGCGCCTGATTGGGTCAATTTGTGCGGCAATTGCTTTTGCGTGCTGACCCACAAGCGAAGAGACATCGCCCATTTCTTCCCACAGTGAGTATATGTTATCAGCCTGCACCTGATACGCCTTTTCCAATTCTCTTTTGTGCGCAAGGCATACGCTCTTGAACATCAAAAGGCTCTCAGAAAGCAGTTCTTGCTCCCCTTCAAGGTCTAGCCGTTTTTTTTCGATAACCTTCCTGACGGCCATTTCAAGTTCTTCTGACCCGTCCATATCCTTGTATTTTTGGGCAAGATCTTTACTGACCCAAATTAGTTCTTTGCCTTCCATTCTTTTCATCCCCTATTTCGGCGTTTCCGCCATGTGCGGTTTAAGGTAAGTGTGGCCCTGTTGACCCACAGGGCGAGGGGGGTTATGGTCGGTTGTCAACAAAGTAGTTGCTCTCGAACCCTATCTTTTTGCCGTGGCACAGTTCGATTTGACGGTTGCACCCTGCCATCGCTGTGAACTCAACATCTCCGAAGTGCGGGCACCAATCGCCACAATACCCTCGCGCTTCGCCGTCGCTGTCCGCCGTGAATGGGCATGTCATTGTCTTCCATTGCGGATCGCCCTTGGTGCCCCTGTCGATCATCAAAAATCCATTATGGCTGATATTCACTCGCATCTCATCATCCTTGCGCGGCACGCCCCGCCGCGCTGGGGTTATCTGTTGTCGTGCTTTTCGTCGCGTATCGCTTCGCACATGAGACAGTACCGAAATTCCCATTCCTCTAGCCGCGCCTGATACTCCGCGTTGCTCTCGCCATCCTGCGGCCAAGGGCGGGGGTTTGTGGCAATCCACGCCATTGCATCGCCCATGTTCATGACTCAAACTCCTTGTAGCGCAGCCAGTACAACCCGGCTTTGCGTTCGTTTGCTCCGCTCCACCCGTGCGTTGTTGCCAAGTCCGCGCACGCCTGTTTCATACGCCAACGCTCTTCGCGCAGCGTTTCAATCGTCCACGGGTTGGGGCCAAACCAGTTCAGATTGCGGCTTGTGGCAACATCACCGCGCACGTTGCCGAATAATGAGTAATTGATTTGCCGCCGTGTCTCCTGCCATGCGTGATCAAGGTGGCGGTGGTAGATGGTCATGCGGCCCCCTGCTGCATCGCCTCAAGTTGGCCGATCAGGTAGTTAGCCATCGCTGGCGTGAGTTCCGAAAAGGACTCGATGCGCTTGCACCCCGGCTTCGCGGCCTGCAAAAGTCCATTCGCATCATCAATCCTCACGTCACGCGGGGCGTTCTTGTAGAGCGCCATAAGCGTCTTGCGCTGCGAGTCGGTTATTGTTTCTGGCTTGATAGGCTCCGGCTTCGGCATCGTCGCTGCTGGCTTCTGTGCAGTCGCCTTAGGCTTCGCCGCTGCGTTGGCGTCATCGTCTTCCTGAGCAAGCCCGCAAACCGCTACCAGCGAGTATCTGCGCAAATATGTCAGGGCACTTCCCACCCCTTGCGGGTCCGACTTCTGGACCGGGGCAGAGCATGTGCCGCTCATCCATTCCCCGCTTGCATGGGTCAGGATTGTTTCGACGTGGGCAGTTCCGCCTTCAAATGCCGGGAATTGCGTCACTGCCAGCCCATGCTTAGAGAGGACAGGGCGCACAGTGTTGAGGATTTCGGCAAGGTCCGCATACTTGCTTTTGAAGTGCGGATTGACCGAGTTCTTCCCGGCGTTCTCCATCTCCCCTTGGGCCTTCGCCAGTGCAGCGGCCAGTGATGCTATTGATTCAGATTTGTTCATGCCTTCACCCTCCGCGTATTCTTCCGTATCGCCCTGCGCAGTATCTCAGCCGCCACAATCGCGTGGCCGGGGATCTCAATCACAGGGGCCTTTTCGGACAGCCCCAACGCTGCAAGCAGCACCTTCCATTCGTGGTTACTCATCTCTGCCTCCGTTCCAGTGCATCAATCAACGGTTGCACCGGGCATCCCGTCGCGTTCATCACGTCCCACATGGATTCAATTTCGCGCTTCGATGCGCCCATCAGGATTTCGTAGTTCCTGGCCTTGCGCTTGAGTTCGACAAGCTCGTCCGCGTCAATGGTTACTTCAGCATCGTTCTGCCTCTTCACTTCGGCCAAAAAGCGCCGGTCAAAATCGTCGTAAAAAAGCTGCATAGTGTTCATGTTATTCCCCCTCCTTGACGCCGTATCCGTTGTAGTCCGCCAACTCTTCCAGCTCGTTGACCGTGAAAACGTCCTCTGGGGACAGATTGGCCCGTATCCAGTTAATTGCCTCGCCAAGCATGTACTGCGGCATAATTGACTCAATAAAGTCGCGTTCTTGTTTTGATGAAATACCCATGTGATGCCTCCTTGGTTGGTTTCCTTTGACGGGAAGGACGAAGCTAGTGCGCACATTCTCCCCCAGCTTCCAGAGGAGCCTCGCCCCTCCCGTGAAAAGAAGGCCCGTCACGTGGGCCACTCGGCACAACCCCGGCAGGAGATCCAGGCGCATCGGTGAAATTTGGCGCGTGGGGGTAAACCGTGTTGGGCTGCTTCCGTTTCTCGCCACGGTGAGCTGGGCTGTATGCTGTTCCCGCGAAATGTTTATTTTGCTATCTCGGCTTGGTCAGACTCTTCTCCGCACAATGGGCAGATATAAAAGTCGCCGTCTGAGTATGGGTTTGCTTGAACTATATCGACATCTTCAGCTTCGTACCCACACGCAGGGCAGTAAAAATAATATGCGTACATCTTTCTCATCCCTCCCATGTTTGTGCGTTCATTCGGGAGCCGAAGCCCCCTGTGAAGCCACAAAGTATTCAATAGGTGATTATCTCACCTTCATCATTCAGCCTGAATCCAAGTCCCCTGCATACTGCGCTACAAAGGCAAAGTTTGCCATCGTGTTCAACAACACATATCGTTGTTATTTCATCACCATCTTCATCGACAGCCACCAGCGCAACTTCTATCCCTGGAATGGATACGGTGTCGCCTCGCAGGTCTAAATACGTTACGCCTGCTTCATGCTTTTTGTTCTTTTCAAATACTTTGAATATCATGAGTCTCCTCCATTGTGTCTCATCATCATTACATTGCTGTTGTATCCCGCACCCATTCCACACCCGTGGTGGTGGGGGAGTTTGTTGGGCCAGGGCGCTTCAGGGTCTAGTTCCCGCCTGGCTGTGGGTTTGTGTTTTTCAAGGAGCGCGTTCGTCTTGATGCTCATCCCTCCCCGCCTCTGCTTTGGCCCTCGGAGCGTCCGGACTAGGTCCGGCTCTGCATCCCACCGTCGCGTCTGGCGCTTTGGGCAATCACTCGGTTCGGACTAGGCTTCCCCGTGGGGAGGCGGTTTGGATTCCGTGTCGTTGTTGAGTGAAGAATAACGAAAAATGAAATTTTGTCCAGAAAATAATTTCGAAAAGTGGAATTATTTTTCTGTAAAACAAATAAATGTGGTTATTTTCATTTTCCGTATTGACTTCGATTACGAAAACTGAAATTAGACAGACATGAAAAACAAACCGACATTTCAAGAGGCGATCGAATGGCTCTTGGCTACCCATAAAAACGTGGCCGGGGCTGCCCGTTGGCTGGGGATGACCCCGCAGAATTTGAAGCGTGTCAAGGATGAAGAGGAAGCCGGGAAGGGGCTTGTCAGGACGCGGGAGTGGATTTGCTACCGCGTGTGGGAAGAGACTTCGAAGTAAAAAGCCCAGCAGCCGGGCATGGCATACTGGGCAAAACATAAATGGAGACTGCACAATGATTGATTTGAGCGAGACATACAGTAAATGCTCACTACTACGGGTTAAGAAAGGGCATACGGCTAGAGATAGCCGCAAAATATGCAACTGGATTAGGCATAGGCATTGCTGATTTGCTTTTTAATGGTGACGCAGCATGAACTTCTACAAAATTTTCTTGAGCGCAGCAGACCAAGGCCACGAGATCGTCACCAACGCCGACTCACCCGAAGAGGCGCTGGCTAATGCGCGGCAAGTGGCCGTGGTTGAGTGCTACATGACGGAGACGGCTTATGCGGTGATGGTGGAGGGGTGATGAAAAAATACAGAACGAATGGCAGGGCAATCGCCATTGTTGAGGCCGAAAGAGAAACAGAACAGTGCGTTTGGGTTGACGGAAGGCGACAGGCAAAAAAATCAGATTACTACAACTTTTTCGACACATGGGACGACGCCCATAATTTTCTAAAGAGCTGTGCACAAAAAGAAGTGCTCAAGGCAAGGCGGCAACTCGATTACAAACTTGAAGGGCTCGAAACTATTTTAGCACTGCGCAATCCAGATGAGCTTTAGGCAATAAAAAAAATCCCCCGGCGCTGTGACGAGCAATCCGGGGGAGAAAAACAAGAGGTAAGAGAACCATGTCAAACATTGAGGCTCAAGTCAATCCCTTCCTTTCAACATCCTTGCCCTGCTCTCCAGAAGCGGAGCGCGGTCTGGTTGGTGCGTTGTTGCTCCGGTCAAGCGCGGTGGATGACGTTGCGGAGATTGTCACCCCTGATGATTTTCACGATGTCCCGGCAAAAGAATCATTCACGGCAATTCTCAAACTCAACCGCAAAGGCCAGCCAGTTGACCTCGTTTCTGCTTACATCGAACTTACCGAAATGGGTTCGCAAGTCACCTCCACCATGCTCTCGCAGATGACGAGCGCCGCGCCGATTGCCAGCGTTGTCAACGTGGCGCGCAAGGTCAAGGCTATGAGCAACCGCCGCTCGATCATGCAAGCGTCAACCGAGCTTTTCTCACAGGCAGCAGACCTTACAGCCGATGTCATGGCTACAGCCAACAATACGGCGCGGGTGGTTGACCACGTTCTCTCCGGCAGGGCTGGCGCAGGACGGCAGGATCTCAAAGACATTGTGGCCGGGATGGTCGCCAAGGCGATGACCGGGGAATGCGTGCGGACGATACCGACACCCTTCCGCGACCTCAATATGATTACAGGCGGCTTGCATTCCGGGGAAATGATTACGCTGGCAGGACGCCCCGGCACTGGTAAGACTGCCTTGGCTCTCAACGTCGCATCAAGCGCCATGTTCGCAGGCAACAGGGTGGGCATATTTAGCCTTGAGATGAGCCAAGAGAGCTTGGCCGAAAGGTTGTGCGCAGCTACCATGTCAATCAACGCCCAAGCCTTCAGAACCCGCAATTTCAACCACGGTGAACTGCTCCTTATCCAAGAATTTCAGAATTACGCAGACACGATGCCTGCCAAGGTTTTTGACTCACCCCGCGTTGACACTGACATGATCCGCGCTGAGTGCCGGAAATGGAAGCGGCAAGAAGGGCTGGACCTTGTCATCATCGACTACCTTCAACTCATCCAATCCACCAGCACAAAGCGCGAACAGAACCGGGAAAGGGAGGTGGCAGAAATCAGCCGATCAATAAAGCAGCTCGCCATTGAACTCGACCTTCCCATCATCCTCCTTGCCCAGCTCAACCGCTCCGTTGAGACACGCGAAGACAAATCGCCGCGCCTCTCAGACCTGCGCGAATCCGGCAGCATCGAACAGGACAGCGACATGGTTTGGTTCTTGTCACCCTGGAACACAGCCAACGCTGGCATTCCGGTTGTTGATGTCAAACTCACCGTCGCCAAATCACGCTCAAGCGCCACGGGTCACGTTATGCTCCGATACGTCCGCAGGTTCCTGCGGTTTGATGAAGTGGAATGATGGCTAAATATCGCAAAGTTGACCCGCGTATCTGGAATGACGCCAAATTCATGGGCCTTTCTGACGCTGGCAAGCTGGCGCTGTTTTTCGTCCTGACGCACCCAAACATGACGGCAGTCGGGGCAATGCGCCACACAATCCCAGGCATGGCCGCTGAACTCGGTTGGTCATCGGAAGCCTTTCGGGAAGCCTTTCGGGAAGGGTGCGCGAAGGGCATCGTAAAGCATGACGAAAGGGCCTCTTTTGTATGGCTTCCGAACTTCATCAAGTACAACCAGCCCGAATCCCCAAACGTGGTCAAAGCATGGTTCTCTGCTCTTGATTTACTGCCAGAGTGCCAGATGAGAAATGAGCTAATTCAACACGTTAAAGACTTCCTTAAAGGCTTTGCCAAAGGCTTTCAGGAAGGCTTCGCCGAAGCAACGCCGAAGAGTATGCCTAATCAGGAGCAGGAGCAGGAACAGAAAGAAGAGTTGTCAGAGAAACTTTCCGTTTCTCATGACTCAATCTCTCTTCCCTGCGAAGACGGCTCCGAGTTTGTTTACCCCGACAAGTACCTGGCCGAAGCACGCAAGGCGTACCCACTCGTTGACATTCCCTCACAGGTTTCAAAGGCACGCGCCTGGCTGGAAGCAAACGCAGGACGCAAGAAGACGCGCCGGGGCATGACCAAGTTTCTCAATGGCTGGCTTGCACGGGCGCAGGTTGACGCGGAGAAGCGCACCGCCAAGGACGCACCGCCGCAGACAACGGGCAGCGACATCACGGCAGAGCAGATGCTCCCGGCGAAGTGGCTACGGGCGGTGAAAGCATGACCCCCTGCCACACCCCCACGCCCTTGCGCATGGCAACCATCTGTTCCGGCATCGGTGCGCCGGAAGTCGCGTCCATCGGATTGCCGTTTGAGCATGTGTTCATGGCCGAGATCGAGCCATTCCCGTCCGCAGTCCTCGCGCACCACTGGCCGCATGTTCCCAACCTTGGCGACATGACTAAGGTCGACGGCGCGGAATACAACGGCGATGTTGACATCCTTGTCGGCGGCACTCCCTGCCAGGCGTTCTCAGTTGCTGGTAAGCGCGAATCACTGAGCGACGAGCGCGGCAATCTTACACTCAAATTCGTGGAGTTATGCGATGCAATTAACCCTGCCTTTGTCCTTTGGGAAAACGTCCCCGGTGTGCTCTCAACCGCAGACAATGCCTTCGGATGTTTTCTCGGAGCGTTATCTGGAAATGATGGCGAATTGTTCCCGGCAGGGGACGGCTGGTCAAACGCTGGTTGCGTCATTGGACCGAGACGAAAACTCGCATGGCGCATTCTCGACGCTCAATACTTCGGCTTGGCCCAACGCCGCCGCCGTGTGTTCGTTGTCGCATGTCCTCGAGACGGGGCCGATCCCTGCGAGGTACTTTTTGAGCGCGAAGGCGTGCAGCGGCATTCTGCGCCGAGCAGAGAAAAGGGGGAAGGCTTTGCCGGAGTTGCTGGAACTCTCTTTGCGAACCGTGGCGGACTCGATAGGCCAGCAGGAAACGCAAACGAGCTAGATTTCTGTGTACCTGTTACGGGGTCGCATTGGGAAGGCGGAGCGCATCCAAGCCTAAACCAGAGCAACAACACCGGCGGCATCGGCATGAGCAACCAAGAGTTGTCCAGCCAGAAGGGTGCTGGGCTTGTCCCGGCAGTCATGGCCCACGGCCAAGGAAATGCAGAGATCGTTAGCGACGGAGATCCGTCGCTAACCTGCAACCATGAGGCACCGATTGCCTTCCATCCCACGCAAGACCCCATCCACTCCGCAGACGGTTCGTGTCATGCGCTTGGATGCGGGAGTGGTGGCGGCCAAGCGACTCATGCGGTGGCCTTCGCCCAGAACCAACTTGGCGAGGTCCGCACTGGTGCCATAGCCAACACGCTGAACACGAACTTCAACGCGAGTGGCAGGAATACCCCGTGCGTGTGTTTTGGGGGAGATGTCGCCAGAACCTTACAGGCGCGGCATGACTCCTCGCCCTGCGCGGATCGGGGAATGGATGTGGTCGCCTTCCACCAAAACCAACGCGCCGAGGTCACACTGAACGACACGGCGGGATCGCTAAAAGTCGGCGGCGGGAAGCCGGGGCAGGGGTACCCGGCGGTGATGTGTTCAAATAATATGGGAGATTTTTATGCCAGCACGCAAGAAGCCAACGCCAGAACAATACTGCGACTATTGCGGGAAGAAATTGGAGAGGAAGCGTTTACCGAATGGGGACTTGGAATACTTGTTTCATTTTACCCGCAGGAAATATTGCGATCAGCAGTGCATGGCAAAGGCATTCGATGCCCGTCCATCGAAGAGTTCGGATTGGTCAACTACGCACTTTCACGCGAGGAAGATCGTTCCACAAGGGCCGTGCAGTATTTGCGGAGCATTAAACGCGAAGGATGTCCACCATTTGGATGGCGACCACACGAACAACGATCCAAAGAACTTGCAACGTATCTGTCGGAGTTGTCACGTCCTGGCACATCGGGAACCCAAATTCTGCGTGATATGTGGGCAGCCTCACAAGGGACTGGGTTACTGCGAGAAACACTATCAGCGATTCAAGAAATGGGGCGACCCGACTGTGGTGAAAGACAACCAGCATACGCAATGCAGGTCCGTCGTTTAGTTTGCGAAGAGTGTGAATTTTTACAGGGATTTCCGCGCAATTACACCAGAATTCCTTGGCGCAAAGGAAAACTCGACGCCTTTATTTCCGGCAAAGATTGCCCTGATGGGCCGAGATACAAGGCGCTGGGAAACTCCATGGCAGTGCCTGTGATTCGGTGGATACTGCGGAGGATTGCAGATGCAGAGTGAGTGCACAAAGCCAACGCCCTGCCCCATGCTCCTGCTCAAGACGGGCACATGCGGCCACCAGGTGCTCTACGGGATGCAGGCGTGTTGGCGCAGGGACGGGAGGCCGGAGAGGAAGGCGGGGTTGCAAAACGAGAGAAGCCCGTTCGCGGGTGGAGATACGGAGGAATCATGCGCGTCTTAATAGCGTGTGAATTTTCGGGAACGGTGCGCGAAGCCTTTGCAGCACGGGGTCATGACGCCTGGTCATGTGACATTCTCCCCATGGATTACCCTGGTAAGCACCTGCAATGTGATGTGTCCGAAATACTTGGCGATAATTGGGATATGATGATTGCACACCCGCCTTGCACGCACCTTGCGGTGTCTGGAGCGCGTTGGTTCCCTGGTAAGGTCGAGGAGCAAAAAGACTCACTCGCGTTTGTGCGTTTACTCATGGCTGCACCTATCCCCCGCATCGCAATCGAGAACCCTGTGAGCATCATATCTTCCACCATCCGCAGGCCGGACCAGATTATCCAGCCTTGGCAGTTTGGGCACGGGGAGATGAAGACTACCTGCCTATGGCTCAAAAACCTGCCACGCCTGCGGCATACCAACGTCGTCGAGGGGCGAGAGCAGCGAATCTGGAAGATGCCGCCGAGTGAGACCAGATGGGCAGAGCGTAGCAAGACGTTTCCGGGGATAGCCGAGGCAATGGCGGACCAGTGGGGCAAGTTGCCCGTAATCAGCGACACGGGGTTTATGCGCCTTTGTGTTTAGCCCGTTCGCGGGGGAGGTGGAAGGATGAAAAGCATTATACACACGATTCTTGATTGCTGCCTTGTCGCGTTATGCGCTGCGTGGCTTGTGTTTGGGGTTGACGGGGCCGGGAACATCTACACGGCGTGGGCGTGGTTTGTATTCTGTATTGCGCTAATTATGATTCTTGTTGCCAACAAGTGGGATGAGATGAAGAGTATAGAGCGGCCTGTGTGGAGAAAACATATTAATACAGGGCTGTCTCTCTCACAACTCGGCATTTTATTTTGGCACGGCGAGATGTTGATTGGCGGCATTATGACTTTTTCGTGCCTTGTGTTCGCTGTATATTTGGACAGCAACAAGGCGGTGAAAGGATGAGGCGGGTAGTCATTCTTTCGGATCTCCATAGCGGTCATCACGCCGGATTAACCAGCCCCGCTTGGTGGACGCCAGAGAGCGCACCCGGACACCTGGGGGTGTTCGCACAACAACAACGAGCCATGTGGCGGTGGTACGAGGCAGAGATTGCCAGATTGCAACCTATCGACACGCTAATCGTAAATGGGGACGCGATAGACGGCAGGGGGTCAAGGTCCGGGTCCACGGAACTTATCACGGCTGACCTTAAAGTACCGTGTCAGATTGCAGCAGACGCTATCAATGTGACAAGTGCAGACAATATCCGCATTGTGGCCGGGACACCATATCACTCAGGGCCAGATGGCGAGGACTGGGAGGACGTACTTACGAGCATGGTAGGTACGCATCCGATGAAGGGCCATTTATTTCTTTCCGTAGATGGCGTCATATTCGACGTAAAGCACAAGGTTGGTTCTTCGGGTATTCCGCATGGCCGTCACACTGCTATCAGCAAAGAGCGGCTTTGGAATGTCCTGTGGCATGAACGCAACGGCGCTCCCAAGTCTAACGTCATCATCCGCAGCCACGTCCACTACCATGAGTTCAGTGGGAACCCGATGCACATAGCCATGACCACGCCTGCGCTCCAGGGGTGGGGGAGTAAGTACGGGGAACGGCAGTGTTCGGGCATCGTTGATATTGGGTTCGTTCACTTCGATGTGGAAGATGGGCAATACACATGGCAGGCGCATTTATTTCAGCCAACACTTGAACTTTTGGTGAGGTGAGAATGAACCAATCCCCGACAATCACAACATGCGACATTGATTTCTCCCCCCTGCTCGAACTCATGCGCAAGGATACAAACCGGGGCGGGATGCGTGCAAAGGACATAGCCAAGCAATGGGGGTGCAGCCGTGAAAAGGCGCGCGAACTTCTTGGGGTAGCCAAGGAAATGGGGCTGGTGAGACCAACTAGGGTGGCGTTCACCGATTTGAGCGGGAGGGATACAACCGCGCCGGGGTATGTGTTGGAGGTGGTGCAATGATACTCACGCCAAAGCATGATGAATTTTACCGCGCTATGTACTGCCCAGAAGTAGAAGAGGAGAGAAGTCAAATTGAGTGGTCGTGGATGAATAGCGAGTCAAGGTTGCGCCAAGTGTCAAGGGCGGCTGAAAGATATGATGAGATACTCAGAATTGAGCCAAACCACGGATATGGAACGCCATCTCATAGGATTTGCATTGAGTTGTCAGACTATGAAGTAGGAGCGTTGTCTGGTGGTGGAGCAAAACGATTTGCAGACCACATAGCGCAACGAATTGTTTCCGATGTGATACGCAGCAGTCAGTGGGGTGGACGATGATTAGCCCCCGCGATGTAGTAGCCGAGGTCCGCCGCGCTGAGTCCACCGCATCGACGTATGACCGCATTGAGGGGGTGCGGTGTCCCATGTGTGGGGAGGTGTTGCCGCCGTGTGGGTGCGGTGTGCGCAAAACGAGGGCGTGGGAAGGGGGTGTGCGTGAGAGGTACCACACATGCCCCCTTTGTGCATGGGCGTTCAAGAGCGTTGAGAGCTAGGGCTATTTGTTTATTTCTTTGTCTAGTTCGCGGTGGGCAAGTATGATTTCCCTATCAAGTTTGGCAATCTTGACGGCAAGTTCTGTTTTTTCATCTACCGTCAACGCGTTCATATTGATATACCCAATTCCGCGCCTTCGCTCTCGTAGGGAGTGCAGCACAGTCGCCGCTTGTTCTATGCTCATTTTTCACCTCTCGTTTTCAGTTGAAACAACTCCCACTTGGCGGGTGGCATCACCCTGTACCCGGCCTCCCAACTTCGCCACGTCCTGGCACTCGCCCCCACCATCGCCCCGGCCTGCTGCTGAGTCAGGCCGAGGGATAGGCGGGATGTGCGGATGAGGGTGGGGCTAGGCATTGCGCTTTTCCTCTGGTTTCATAGCTGCGGATATACGGGGCAAGTCTTCTGCATTGCACCCAAACCAGCACACGACCCTCCCGCATTGGTACTTATCAGGGACGATCTCGTGGCATGATTTTTGAAATTCAAGCTCCCATCCGCAACACGGACATTTCTGTTTCATGTCTATTCTCCTTGTGAGGGGCCGAAGCCCCCGGTTGTTTAGTTGAAAAGGCGCTCTGCGTGGATTTAATAGCCGATGTCGCCGGGGAGCATTACAACCTGTGTCATCTCGCGGTTACAGTCCCAGGTTTCAACGATGATGGTTCTTTGGTCGCTAGACATCCAAACCCGTGCGCCGTTGATGTTGCTGGTGGCGATGCAGTCGGTGTCGTGATTGTAAGTTGCCATGATGTCTCTCCGGTTGGTTGGGGTTATTCGTCCTTGTTGATTAATAAATAGACACATTGTGCCATCATGTCAACAAGTATTTTTCATATTTCCGCAAAATAATTTCATCACTGCCTAAAGTCTAATCTGGAACGTGGGCAGGTTCCCTTTATCCCCAACTTTGTGAGACAATCCCGGCTTATGGACATACGAGACGCGCTTGATGCTTGCCAGTACAAGAAGGCCGAAATGATGATGCTCCGCAGGGAGCAACGCAGCCCGGTAACGCGTAGCAAGCGCAAACAGCCAGAAGGCGAGCGTTTCGAGTGTCCGCAATGCGGCACGGTAGGTTATGGGGCATTGAGAGAGTGCCCCTTTTGTTTTCTCAAATGGAGCGCGTGACTTGGAAACAATCATTTCTGAACTTTGGAAACAATTTCCATCCACGGCCATTATCATCCTTGCGCTGGCATGGGGCATCAAGTCCGTGCTGGACAAGCTCACACACATGAGCAGGCGCATGGACTGTTTCGAGACATCACAACACGCTTGCCAGCTCGACAATGCCAAATACTTCGCCACAAAAGACGAACTGCACGATGTCGAAACGGGCGTTGCGGAGCATGAGCGCCGGATTAGCAGGCTGGAAGGTAGCAAGTGATGGACCGATACAAGCTTGAACGCGAACTCATACGCGATGAGGGATGGCGGTCCAAGCCGTACAAATGCACCAAAGGACACTGGACTATCGGCGTCGGTCACAAGATGCACCCAGGTGAACTGGTAGGCAGAATCCGTGACATTGAATGGAGCAGCGAGAAGATATTTCAGACGCTTGAACAGGACATACAAATTGCAATCCGCGGCTGCGAAATGATTTTCGGGCGTTCACGATTTGAGTCGTTCAGTGGCGCTAGACAAAGGGCGCTAGTGAACATGTGCTTTCAGATGGGCACTGCTGGCCTTGAAGGGTTTGAACGCATGATTCAAGCCATATTCAACGAGGATTGGACGCAGGCCAACAACGAGGCGCTGGATAGCAAATGGGCACGGTCTGACAGCCCGAAGCGGGCGCAGCGTGTCGCCAAGATGATATTGGAGGGATGAATGAGACTAGCATTGTGCATAATGTGCATACTCTCCACGTGCGGATGTTCAACAATCTCCGTCACCACACCAGACGGCCACGCCAGTTACACGCGCATAGGCAATCAGGACATCAGCGGGCTGAGGTTTGAGCGTGACAGTCTCGGAGTGATGCGACTCACTTTGGATAAGCAGAGCAGCGATAGCGACGTTCTCAACCTGATTCAGCAGTTGGTGACGAAATGAGAGTACACTTTTCCCCGCTCTACATCGAAGTGATGCCGTCCGGCCATGAGTACATGCTGACCAAACATTTCTACGCCACCATCGAAAAGCAGAAGTTCATTGTGCCCAGTGGGTTCGTTACGGACTTCGCATCCGTGCCCCGTGGACTCTGGAACATCTTCCCGCCTCACGGCAAGTATTCAAAAGCCGCCGTGCTCCATGACTACCTTTACCGACGCAGCGCGTTACCACGCAGCAGGTGCGATGAGCTGTTTCTTACCTGCATGGATGCGCTTGGCGTCCCGTGGTTGCAGCGCAAGGCCATGTACTGGGGTGTCAGGATGTTCGGGGGGTTGTGCAGATGAAAGATAAACAACTTTTCGCCGCGCTGCTCGTTGTCGTGTTCGTTGCGCTACTAGCCGCTGGCTACAGTCTCGACGCGATTGTGACGTTTATGCGGCCACTACTCGCAATTCTCGGCTTCTAACCCCCGCCCCGCTCCCTGTGCGGAGGTGATCCAGACACTAACCGGGGAGCGGGCAAATTTCCTTTTGCATAACTTTGGTGGCTAGTCCGGCCAGACGAAAAGGCGAACCCGACGCCCTGCCACCATCTCCTCATTGGGTCCTGCCGTACGGGAGGCAGCCATGCCGCTTATCTCAAGTATTTATTCAAATATTGCGTCCGTGAAGCCCAAGCGTTCAAAGAAGAAAGGCAAGGGCAAGAAGCAAAAGAAAAAGTCTGTACTTCAGACGATGCCATACAAGGCATACTTGAAAACTGAATATTGGAAAAAGGTGCGGGAGGCGAAGTTCGCACAGGCCGGGAAGCAATGCCAGATATGCGGTTGCACTGACGGCCTTGAAGTCCATCACAGGCATTACAAATTTCGTGGGCGTGAACTTCATCACCTTGATTGTCTCATGGTCCTTTGCCGCAAGCACCACCAGCTTGTGCATGACGCGGCGTGAAGAGGTGGGAACTGGAGAAGATGATATTGGCGGCACAACTCTCCAACAGCGCGAAGGTTGTCGGACTCGTTATTACCTCGCACTGGTCGCCAAAGTATGACCGCGCCCGCATCAGGATTGAAACAATGATGAAAGAGGCTGGCGGTAAAAGTCGAATAACCATCATCCGCGCCGTCAACGAACTCATCAAGGCGCAAATCTTCATCAGGGTCCGCACTGGCAGAGCAAGTATTCTGAAGCTCGGCAAACTCGCGGAAAAATCAAAAGAACAGACCGATAGTGGAAGTATCATTTTTGATACATCAAAACCAATAATTCCCAAGACAGGAACACGCTTCAAGGAGTTCTGCCCGATGCACGAATCGACGGAGGACAGCGGGGAGCGGTACACGAAGGATTGGGAGCTTGTGCTGGGGTTCTAGGCAATGCTGAAACTGACCGACGAAGTGCGCGAAGACATACTGCGAAGGCTTGCTGAAGGCGAGTCGTTGCGGAGTGCGTGTGCTGCGAATGGGGTTCGGCATGGAGCGTGGACGCAATCAGTCCGTGCGAATGAGGCGCTAGCTAGCCAGTACGCGCGCGCGAGGGATGAGGGCATCGACTCCCAGGCCGAGGAGATGCACGACCTTGAACAGCGCGTTCTCTCCGGTGAACTTGACCCCAACGCATTTCGCGCAGCTATGGACGCAAGGAAATGGCGTTTAGCTCGTCAGGCCCCCAAGAAGTACGGCGACAAGGTTCAGCAGGAAATATCCGGTGGCGACAAGCCCGTGAGCATATCATTCAAATGGAAGGGCCAATGACAGACGGCTTGACCATCGAAATGGACTACGAGCCACGCCCACGTCAGCTAGACATGCACCAAGGGCTTATCGCACATCGTTGGTCGGTGGTTGTGGCGCATCGCAGGTTTGGCAAGACGGTGTGCCTCCTTAACCACATGATTGCATGTGCCCTTGACTGCAACGACAAGCCCCGCCCCTTCTACGCCTACCTTGCCCCGTACTACTCACAGGCCAAAACGATAGCATGGGCATACCTCAAGCACTACACGAGCGTTGTGCCGGGAGTGAAAGTCAATGAGTCAGAACTATGGGTGGAGTTTCCACATAATCAAGCGCGTGTTCGACTCTTTGGGTCAGACAATCCTGATGCTCTTCGTGGCATGTATTTCGACGGGGTTGTTTTGGACGAATTTGGCGACATGCGACCCGAAGCATACGATGCTGTTATTCGTCCTGCTCTTTCTGATCGTCGCGGCTGGGCTGTTTTTTGTGGAACTCCGAAAGGTCATAACAGATTTCACGAACTCTACATCCAATCCCTCACCGAACCCGATTGGTTCAGCGCCCTCTACCGCGCCGACGAAACAGGAGTCATAGACGCGGACGAACTCGCCTCTGCCAAGAAGCAGATGAGCGAGAACCTGTATAGGCAGGAATATCTCTGCGACTTCGACGCTTCCTCAGACGATGTCCTTATCCCTCTCTCACTCATCACAGAATCTTTTGACCGCGCAGTCGGCTATCACTCCCTTCCAACAATCATGGGCGTTGACGTTGGCATGAGCCTATCAGGAGACGCCAGCGCGATTGTGTGCCGTCAGGGTGGGGTCATTACCTACATGGACGAGTTCCGGCTTGACGACACGCTGCAAATAGCTGGCAAGGTGCGTGATGTGGCTAACGCGGTGGGAGCAGTTGCTATCTACGTAGACGGCATTGGTTGGGGCGCTGGTGTGGCGCATACGCTGTCCGGGTGGGGTCTACCGTGTCACTCTGTCAATGTGGGCGAGGGTGCAAGCACGGGTGAGCAGTTCAACCGATTGCGCGACGAACTATGGTGGCGGTGCAGAGAGTTCTTCAACGAGCGCAAGTGCAGTGTGCTTGAATCCAAATTTCGCAACAAGTTAGCCGCCGAACTGTCCGCACCTACCTATGGCTACACGCCAGCAGGCAAGACGAAGGTTGAGGGCAAGGACGAGATGAAGAAACGCGGCGTCATGTCCCCGAACCTAGCCGATGCGCTCTGCATGACAATGATGTGGATAGGCAACGCGCCTGGAACGATGGTGAAGTTGAACAAACCCAAGAGGCTCGCCTAATGGCAACTCGGTGGCTTTGTGAAAACTTCAAGAGGCGAAAATATACGCACAAAAGGCCCGTAGTGTTTAAAGCATGACGTTCCAAATATGATTACGTGCGCATTGAGTATTCTAAACATAATGCGTCGGCTAACAAAGCCCCTTGATTCTTCTAGTCTATAGCCCATCCATTCCATCGTATTACTCCTTTTTCCTTTCCGAATACATACACACGTCTACTCCATGAGTCAATGCTGTTGACGAGGTACATTTTGTCACAAAAGATAAATATTTCAGACGACGACATCAAGGCCATTATCGACCCGGAACTTGAGCGGGCGAAGGATTGGCACAGGCAGCTAGCCGATGAGCGCAAGAAATGCCGTGAACTGTACGACATGGCTCCGTTGGGTAACGAGGTTGAGGGCTTCTCGCAGTCCGTGAGTAGCACAGTGTTTGAAACGGTGGAATGGTTGAAGCCGGGGTTTAGCGACATATTCTGCCACCCTGACTTTTTCACGGTCAAGATGCGCGAGGCCGAACGCGGCGAACGCATCAAAGAGATCGTGCGCTACCAGTTGTTCGACCAGCAGGCAGGCCCGAAGATTATCCGTGATTACCTGGACAACGCGCTGAAGTACCATAACGGCGTGTTCAAGACGTGTTTCGTGGAAGAGTCCGACGACGTGGAAGAGGAATACGCGCAACTCTCCATCGAGCAGGCTAAACAGCTTGAGCAGCAGGGCGCTACGTTCGCCAAGTACGACGAAGTGCAGGGCGTTGACCCACAGACAGGCCAGCCCGTCAAATGGCTTGAGAACGTCAAAGTGGTGCGCAAGGATGTGAAGTTCGCGGGCCCGAAAGTGATGGTTGTCCCCCCGTGGGAGTTCTTCATTTCACCCGGCGCAACGTCGATTGATGGCGCACGGCTCGTTGCCCACTGTGTCCCTCGCACGCTCCACGACATTAAAGTTGGTGAGCGCACTGGCATCTACAAGAAGGGATCGTTTGCGAAACTCAAGGACCGTGCAGGGGAAGCCCGTGAAGTCTCCGAGTATCTCGACGAGAAGGCGGAGCAGTACGAACAAGACGGCCTCACGGTTGACGAGTTCACCACTCATTCCTCGCAGGACGACAACCACAAGGCCGCCGTCCCGAACCGCAAGCTCAACGTGTGGGAAATCTACACTCGCCTCGACATCGATGGTGACGGGTTACTTGAGACTGTGATTGTGCGCATGGCTGAAGGTGAAGTGCTTCAGATTGAAGAGAACCCATACAAGCGTCCTCCCTTCCGCGCTGGCAGGGCCATTGAGATTGCGCATAGGTTTGAAGGCCGCGCGTTGCCGTTGGTGCTTGAGCATGACCAGAAGGAGTTGACCAACCTTCACCGCCTATTCGTGGACTCCGCAGCCGAGGCCGCCTACCCCACCGCCATATCCGGCGATCAGTCGTTTATGCAGCAGTGGGCCGAACGGTCCATCGGTGACGCGCTGTTCATCCAGGGCAACCCCAGCGAGAAGGTGACGTTCGCGCAGGCCCCCGGCCCGAATCTAGTTCTCACGACCGCGATAGAGATGCGCGAAGGGATCGTGGAGCGCAAGTCTGGCGTCAGCAGGTACAATCAGGGCGTGGACGCGGACAGCCTCAACAAGACAGCCACTGGCATGTCTATCATTTCGTCCGCTGGTGCACAGCGTCAAAAGAGCATGGCTAGGGTGCTCGGTGAAGCGATTGCCGATGTCATCAAGGACATGATTCGCATCAACGAGCTTTTCCCGCCCTACATCGACGACGTTGATTTGCAGCCCGAACCGGGGCTGTTTGAGGGTAAATTCTCCATCGAAATCGAGGTTGGCGTAGGTCCGCAAGACCGCATGGCGCAGAGCCAGTACCTTGCCCAACACCAGCAGTGGCTCGTTGGTTTCGCAATCCCCGCAGGCGCAGCGACGAAAGAGCACGCTATCAAGTGTCAGGCCAAGATTGGGAAGTTGCAGGGCGTGCCATTTGATGACCTCATGCTGTCAGGTGATGAGGTTCAGCCCGTGCAGGAGATGCAGCAGCAAATCCAGCAGATGGGAGCGCAGTTGCAGCAGATGCAGGAAGGTATGCAGAAGGTGCAGCAGGACGCCGGGAACCAGATTGGCAAGCTCACGCAGGAGAACCAGAAACTCCAGATGATGGCGAAGAACAACGGGCCGGAAGCCGAACTCGCCAAGCTCCGCGCAGACATGGAGATCGAACGCGCCAAGCTCATGGCAGAAATGCAGATGAAGCGCGAGGAACTTGAGGTGAAGCGAGAAGAACTGGCCGTTGACGCACAGGTGCAACGCGAAAAGATGACGCTCGACGCACAGTTGAAGGCCGCCCAAATGCAGCAATCCGCACAGTCTGCCACGATGAAGGAAAAGCCGCTGCCTATTGGCCCGACACGGAAGCAAATTGGCGTTGTGCGCGGTGAAAACGGCATGATTGTCGGCGCTGAAGTGGTGGAACAGGGTGAAATGGGCACGATACGCAAACAAATTGACATAAAACGCGACGGCAACGGCTTGATTGTCGGCGCTGAAGTACAAGAAGCTCCCGGAGGTGCTAGATAATGGCGTCATACCTTGATGACTATGTGTTGGATAATGGACTGACGGTGCTCGACACCGAGGCAAACGCGCTGGTTATTTGTTCGCAACTTCCAGCAGACTACACGGGCGCGAACACGACGTACAAGCTCGGCACAAAGACCACGCCTGCGGTCACGCTCGGCAATGGCGCAACATCCGGCAGAAAGGCTGCTGTTGCCCAGATCACTGACGGCAGTGTGTCGGCTACTGGCACGGCAACGCATTGGGCCTTGATTGATACCGCCAACTCTCGTTTGCTTGCCGCCTCCACGCTGTCAGCATCGCAATCCGTGACATCCGGCAACACGTTCACGCTCCCCGCGTTTGACGCCGTAACCCTGCCCGATCCGGCATAGGTGACGCCATGACACACGCAGAAATCAGGGCCGCGATTGTGGCAAACGGTTGGCAGGGCGAAGACGCTGGCGAGATTGCCGCGCTTTTGAATGAGCCGAAGGTTGTTCTCGTTGAGTGCATGGCAGAGCTGGGCACGCCGATGAAATATCTCGGAGCCGAGGCCGGGGCCGCGCTATTGGACCAGATGGAGGCCCTTGCCGCAACGAATCCCACGGTGAAATGGGGTCTGAAGCTGCTTGAGCGCGGAGCGCTGGACCTGTCCCTGGATAGCACTCGCGCCATGCTTGACGAGCTGCTGCCAGTTGATGCCGCTACCGTGCTCAAAGGGCTGGCCGAACAGACCGTCACTGCTGGCGTTACCGTGCAGCAGGTCATTGACGCGATGGAGGGTATATAAATGGCGACTGAAAAATGGGCTGCTTTTACCTCTCGCGGCAATGTCCTATCCACTGAGCTTAATTCTCTCGCCAGCGCTGGACGTTCCGCAGCCGGGACCGAGGTTGACAATGGCGCGAACCTCGACATGTACGGCCAGCTTGAATTGCAGGTGACTTTTGGCACGGCTCCATCCGCTGGCGGTTACGTCGAAATCTACATGGTCAACGCGCTGGATGGGACGAACTACGAGGACGGCAGCGACACGGTTGCCCCTGGCACGCACAAACTGATTGATCGTATCCCTGTCCGCGCCGTCACGACTGCGCAGAGGCTTTCCGGGCGAAGGTTTGAATTAGTCCCTACCAAGACCAAATTCCTCCTCGTCAACGGCAGCGGTCAGGCGTTTCCCGCGTCGGGTAGCGCGCTGGCCCTCTACACCACGAACCGCACGGTGGCGTGATGCGTCGGCCTGACGTTTTCACGCTCGACTACGGCCACCCGCTGGCGCAGGGGCTGGTGCTGGCTGGGCTTGCAGGATTACAGCCTGGCTTTATCGATTCGTCTAAACTTTCAAATCATTCAATATCTGGCGATGTAACTAAAAAGTTTGACGAAGAAAGCGGAAGGTATAGATATGTAGTTCCGGGTTTAAGCGCGGCTTCGGTGACACTTGCGAACGCTAGTGATGATTATAGACTACAGTCAAGCATGCCTATAGCCTTCGCTTTTTGGGCTAGATTACCGTATAATAACACATCTATAGTTGATGGCTTCATAAAGCACGGCGTATGGAATGAGAAAAATGGTGGTTGGTGGCTTGGATATGAACGTGAATCGGTAACATATTATAGGCGGCGAGTTTGTTTTAAGTCTTACATGCGGAGTTTTTATCAATCAGGGTATTTTACAGAAAATACACTCCACCATTATTACCTTGAGTCTAGTAATTCTGGTTGGAAGATATACACAGACGGCTATTTAGATAGTAGTGGGACAAACGGTTCTCACGTAAGTTCAACGTTTTCTTACGCACCGGTTTTGTTTAATTGCTCAGTATCGTCTGAGCTTTCTGATATACTTTTATTTCGCCGCGCCCTCTCCCCCGCCGAAATAGCCATCCTCGCAGACCGCACAGACCCCATGCTCGGCGGGCTGATCGTCGAAGAGCGGCCTGTGCTGTGGTTTGATATGGGTGGGAGTACGACAGACAACCTCCCCTCCGCTAACGGCGTCACCACAACCGCAACGCTTTCCTCTCCAGTTCTCGGTCAAATCCATGTGCTCGGTGGCGATGGCGTAGCGATAACGCCCACGCTCGGCAACCCGACGCTCGGAGAATTGGCCGACCATTTGGCAGGTGCTGACGGCGTAGTCACTACCGCGACACTCGGTAGTCCTGTGCTCGGCCAAGTCCATGTCCTGACCGCGCAAGGGATAACGACCACGGCCTTGCTTGGTGCGCCTACGCTTTCGCAGGTTGACCCCAACGCTGTCGAGTTGGCGGCTGATGGCATTACCGTTGTGGGCACGCTCGGAAGCCCTGCTATTGGGCAGGCCCACGCGCTTGCGGCATCCGGCATCACCGTCACGGCGAAGATGGGCCACCCCGGTGACGAGAAGCGCGGCGGGTCTGGCGCTTCGGCTTCGGCATCAACGAGCAAGCGCAAAAAGAAGGTTCGCAAAGAGCCTGTAGTTATCGACACGCCACGCGAAACAGAGCGCGAACGTGTTGAGGCAATAGCCAAGTTTTTCGATGTCCAGCCCGAACCCGCTAAAGACGCGCAGCAAGCCCCCGCCGATTCTCCAGCCTTAACACCGTCCGTTGACCCCGCACCGTTCCAACTTTCCCCTCAGTTCGTAGCCCAGCAATCCGTAATTGAACCGCTGCTTATCCGTGGCATCCAAGACTTGATTGGACAGGAGATGCAACAGTCTATCCCAATGGCGCAATCCGAAGCGCAACGCATGGCAGAGCAACAGCAAATAGCCATGATGCGAATGCGCGATGAAGACGAAGCCGAATCACTGATAATGATATTTGCAAGCGTGTAGAGGTATTATGCCGCCTAGAAAGTCAAAGATTGCCGAGAATAAGGACGCCTCTTCTGAACTCATCTTGCGAGGTGAGGAGGCGAAGGCGCTCATGTCCAACGAGTATTTCAAGGATGTACGCCAGCGCATTGACGAAATTATCAAGGACCAAATCCTTGCACTGCACCCTTCAGCCTCCGCGAAGTTCGCAGGGCTACAGGAACGCAGGCAAGCCCTTGTGGACCTCTGGAATCTCATCGTCAACGAGGCTGACGTGGGCATCAAGGAGTTGGCTAAAGCGCAGGGCGAAACCGTCAAAACTGGCCGCGTGGCCTAGGGGATAACATGGGAGCTATCAGAAATTACAGACAGATTAAGGACGGCAACCGGGAGACTGTAGCGTTTTCCACGGCGTCCGGTGGGTGGGTAGATGCCCGCGTGCTGGCCGCGAACACCGCAGAAGTCCACACCGTCCCCACAGGTGCAAATTACGTCCTTGTAACCGTCACAGGTAACACATGGGTGAACGTAGGCGCTGCCGCTGCCGTAGCCTCAGCCGATGTCACAAACGGGGCAGGAAGCGTGCTCGTTGTCAATACTCTCCCGCGCATGTTCGCGCTCAATGGGGCGGCAACCGTGGGAATTATCGCCCCGGCTATTCAGACCGCTTGCCTTGAGTTCTATTCTTAATGAATGACCAAGACAGCGCAATGAAAGGCTGGCAACCGTGGCTGACGCGCAGGCAGTCGCGCATGATACTGGAAGCGTTGGAGCTTTATAGTCCCGCCGCGAATGAAGTTGAACACCACAAAAAGCTCGTTGAGTGGTTTGACCACGAAGTGAGTATCCACACGCCACGCAAGTAAACACCGCCTTCCCATCACAGGCCGCACTCTAGGCCGACACACCACTAGCTTTTCCAGCCGCGCCACGCGGCGCTCACCACATACCAGTCTCTCGTTAACGGCAGCCATGCCGTGTTTCGCAACTGCCGTTCGCGCAGAGCAGAGAGGAATTTACCATGTCAGAACTCATGCAGTCCACCGAGATGCAGCATGAAGGGACAGAAGCGCAGTCTCACGACGCCGCGCCTATGTCCGAGACCGAGATCGGGGCCATGTTCGACGATGAACCCGAATCCGATGAACCCGTAACGGAACAGCCGGAAGAGAAGGAAGAGCCGGAGGCCAAGGCCACCCAGGAAGAGCCTGCGATTCCCGCACCCGTGAGTTGGAATGAATCGGACAAGGAAGAGTTCGAGAAGCTGCCCCGCACTGTCCAAGAGAAGATTGTAGCGCGTGAAAAGGAACGTGATGCGTACCTGACCCGCAAGACACAGGAGATTGCCGACAAGTCGAGGCAAGTGCAGTCCCTTGAGGCGCTTGGCGAGGCACTGAGACGCGACCCAGGCTTGCGTGACCACCTGACCGCGTACCAGCAGCAGGCCGCACCCAAGCCCCCCGATGACCCTATCGAGCGTATCACTTGGGAAGCTGAACAGAGAGCCATCGCCAAAGTGCAGGAGCAGTTCGCTCCGGTTCTCCAGCAGTTGCAGCACAAGCAGGCGATTGACGCCACGCTGAGCCAGGTACGCCAAGACCCGCATCACAAGGAAGTCTACGACGAAATAGGGAAGTGGTTGCAGACCATGCCCCCCAGTGTCGGCAAAGACCTCTACTCCCGCCTTGACTCCGACCCCGCTTTCTTCTCCGAGACATACGACCATTACCGACGGATGGTGACGAGCAAAGCCCCGGCCAAGCCGGAAGCCGTAGCCCCGACACCCGTTGAGCGCAAAACAAAGGCCCCGCTCCTTGAGCAGCCCGGCGGCGAACAGCCCCAGGAATCGCGCAAGAAGCGATTCAGTGAATTGAAATCCCGCGCCTCTGACGGCGACACAGCCGCACTAGGCGCACTATTCGATATGTGAGGAACATAAAATGGCTGGAGATACCAAGACCACGACCTACACTTCCAACATGGACAAGTCCCTTGCGGAAGAAGTTGACAAACTCATTGCCAACGTAGCCCCGACTGACACCCCGTTCATTTCCATGATCGGTTCCGGCACTTGTGACAGCACTAAGCCAGAGTGGCTTGAGGATACCTTGGGCGATGCCGCTGCGAACGCGCAGGTTGAAGGCTTCGACGCCGAGGCCGCTGCTGTCACTCCCCCGACTCGCTCGTACAACCGCACTCAGATCATGGCCAAGAGTTTCATGGTTTCCGGTTCGCTGGAAGAGGCCAAGAAGCATGGTCGCAAATCCGAGCTGGCCTATCAGACAGGGCTGAAGATGAAGGAGCTGGCCCGTGACATGGAATACGCCGCGCTGAACGGTGCCCGTGCTGACGGTGACGGGTCCACCGCACGCGCCATGAACGGCGCACTGGCTTATGCCCATTCCGACAACACGTACACCTTCGGCGGGGCCGCTGCTTCCACCAACCTGATTACGGAAGACCTGCTGAACGATGTGCTTCAGTCCATGTGGGAACTCGGCGCGAACCCTGACACCGTGTTGGCTCCCCCGGCCCAGAAGCGTGCCATTTCCAAGTTCACCGACGATGGGCGCCTGACCGTCAACACCAACGCGGACCAGAAAAAGATCACGATGACTGTCCGCATCCTCGAAACCGACTTCGGCACCGTCGCCATTGTGCCCGAGCGGTTCATCGCGGCTTCCGGGTCCGACCCGTACTACGACAGCCTGAGCATCTTTGAGAAGTCCAAGTTTGAACTGCTCACCTTCCGTCCCGTGAAGCGTGAGGAACTGGCGAAGACTGGCGACAGCACGAAGTACATGCTCGTCGCTGAGAAGTCCCTCAAGTGCCGCAGCACCAAGTGCGTCGGCAAGATCACGAACTTGAGCCGCGTCAAGGCTTAACCAACTCGATCAAAAGTGGATCTTTTGATCAAATTTGATCCACTTTTGATCGTATAATGAGGATACCATGAAACGACTTTTGTTCTTCCTCCTGCTCCTCATCCCCCTCACCGCGTTTGCGGCTGAGAACCTTACGGGGCTGTCGATGAGTGGGAAAAACGTAGTGGTCAAAGACGGGCTGGCCTTCACCCCGTATGCGGTCACAGGCAACGCCACGGTTGTGAACGGGACCATCGTGCAGAACGAGTCCTTCGTCACGCTGGCGCATACCGAGAACGCAACCATCCTTTACACGCCCGAAGTGGGGCAGTTGTTTTGCATCTCGCAGACGGGCAGCGATACCGACACGGCCACGGTCCTGCTCCCAACGGGCCTGACGTGGAACGGCTCCAACCGGGGCGCTACGTTCAACGCCGCTGCCGAAACACTCATCGGGTTCAGGGCGTCCGCGTCCCGAATCATCATCGTTGAGAACGTGGGCACAGTCGGCTTCAACAATTAAAAAGGGGGCGCAATGCCCCCTGTCCCAAATTTCCCGCCTCAACTTCCCAGATTTACCCATTCAAGATAATCTCTCCCGCCTCTCACCTCCAGCATGGTGCAAACTATGGAAAATCATATCTTTATTGAAGATGTCGGCAAGGGCATCACGAAAAAGCGCATGTTCAAGCGCGTCACCACCTACGACGCCGCCATCGTGCGAGACGCTGCAACCTACGAACGCGAGTTCGGAAAGAACGGGTTCTCGAAAGAGCGCAGTCACCGCGTCATTGGTGAAATCCCCTTCCCTGAGTTCCTGCGGATGCAGGAGCAGGCACGGGAGCATGGCGCCGAACTGACGGGCAAGGACTTGAAAGCCTACCTGCGCGAGAATCCGGAATACATGACCGTCAACGCGTTCAAGACCCACGGTGGGCATCCGAATATTATTGTGAAGTAGATGCTGTCTGGGTGGCTAATCTAGTAATCCTTTTTTTAGCCGCAGAATATGCCTGCTCAGAAATGTGTCCGCGAATGTAAATTCTATCTAAGTCCTTGCCGTCGCGCTCAATCGGGTTCATTACGGCGGCGTTAAGCGCACTCAATATCTTTTTTGCTACGGCTAAATCCATCCCAATGTCTGCTGCGCCAACGCCTTTAAGTATAATATGCCCCGGCTCATCTGCTATCGCTATTATTTCATTCATCATTCTACCTCCGTTTTGCATAAAAACATGCACGTAATCACTAAAAAATGCAAGGTAAATAATGGACGCTAAAAAACTTGCCTCTCTATTTGACAGCCCAAACTTCGTGAAATGGTTTGGTAATAGCAAGGCTGTTGACCCTAGCGGAGCGCCATTGACGCTTTACCACGGAACGCCCGACGTAAGGTTTGCCACAGAGGACGGCGTGTTTAAGGGGCAGAAAGAGCGCCTTGGGTTTGGCAACGAATCAGGCGTCCATTGGTTCACTCCGTCCGAAAGAACCGCCAAGACATACGCAGACCCACGCAGGGCGTTTGACTATCAGAACGCAGAACCGGGAGTTATCCCGGCATACTTGAACGTGGAAAACCCTATCGTGATTGATGCGAAGGGGGCGAACTGGCGCGATGCACAGCGTGTTGGGAAAACTAGCGATGTCATCAAGCAGGCAATGGAAGAGGGCCACGATGGCGTAATCATCCGAAACGTCAAGGACGATTACAACAACGGAAAGGGCACGAAACTAACAGACACTTACGCAGTTTTTGATTCGCGCAAGATAAAATCTCCAGACAACGCCGGAACCTTCGACCCTAACGACCCCAACATCTACCGCGCCGCTCTCCCCCTAGCCGCCGCCGGTGGCCTCATGTCCGCACTAGCCCCCAACGATGCCGAAGCCCGTATCCGCGCAATGGACGCACCTATCGAGGACGCATGGAACCCCCTTGAAGCCTTCGCGGGTGGCATCCCCGGTGGGCTGAAAGCCGCAGCTATGGGCGTACTCCCTGACGGCGCAATGGATTGGGCGCTAAACAAGTTTGGCGGTCTCATGTCCGGAGGTAAATAATGCTCGTATCCGACCTTCTCCTTTACGTCCGTCGTGGCCTCGGTTCATCCGGCTCCACGCGCTGGTCCGACTCTGACATCCTTTCCGTTGCGCAGGTGGCTACCATGCGTGCGCAGGGGATTTTGCAAAGGAATAACATCGCCTTTGGCCGCAAGTCTCGCACATTCTCTACCGTTGCAGCGCAGGAAGCCTACGACGTTCCCGGTGACTTCGCCGCAGTCTATGGCATGTGGAATCGTGACGCCAACACACGCTTGCAGCACGTCAGTATCGACGAGTGGGAAAGTATTCTCACGACCAAGGAAGCCAGCGTATTCGTGATTGACGGGGAATCCCTGCGCATTGCCAACACCCCACTCTCTGTCATCAACATGGTGCTCCACTACTGGCCCATAGCCGCGCAACTCGACATTTCCGGCTCTACCCCGTGGAATGGACGGCTTGATTACATCATTGGCGATTACTGCCGTATCAGGCTGTATAACAACGATGAGATGGACGCGAGCCAGGACGTGCAACTTTTGCAGGACCTTGAGAACAACATCATTGCGCAGTTCGCTGGTAGTGAGCCCACGGTGGTTATGCGCAGGGGATGGTTGGCGTAATGCCTAAACGCTCCTCAAAACACGCGACCCTTGAACGCCGCATGGTCGTCCCAACGCAGGGCATGGACCTATCCATTCCCGCCAACGCTATCGACGATAACATGCTGAGTAGGGCATACAACTGGTGGTACGAGCCGGAACGTGGCTTGTGCGTGCGGCAAGGGTTGTCCCGCGCCGATATCACCCATTTATCCACGCCTATCGTAGCCCTACACCCGTATGTCGATGCAAGTGGCGCGCTTCGGATTCTCGCCGCGTCTGACGGCAAGTTGAAGGAACTGGACGCTGGAGCATGGGCTGACGTTGTATCCATCACGACTACCGACCATGTTTCGATGATAACTTTCAACGGTCAGGCTATCATTGCCGACAGCGCGGGAACGGGCCTCATTAAGTACGATGGGACAACCGCAGCAACCATCACCGATTCACCCGCCAAGCCTATGTGCGTTTCGCAAATCGCAAATCGCGTAGTCTGTGCATCGGCTGACGTGCCCGACTACGTGTACTTCTCCGGTGCAAACGACCTTGACGATTGGGCAACCGCAGACCCCGGCACTGCGCTGACAATCGCCGCAGGGTTCGGGGATGGGTACGCTATCACAGGGTTCGCGGTCATTTACGACCTGCTCGTCGTGTCGAAGGTGAAAAGAGACTCCACGGGCGCAATCGTGGGCCGCAAGCTCTACGCAATCAACACCGCTGGCAACCCGTCAGAGTGGTCCGTCAAGCGCATCTCAAGCGAGAACGCGGCTATGCGAAAAGGCGGCATGGTGGCTGTAGGTGAAGCTGTTTACCTCGTCGATACGAACGGGTTCAAAGCTGTCAGTCCTACCCCTAACGGCCAGTATGGTGACATTGGCGTTGACCCGATGGTCGGCGTGAGAATCAACAAACTGGTGGCTCAGATTGCCAAGCGCGCAGACAACACGGTGGTTGCCTACCTTCCTTCCCTCGCGCAAGTCTGGTGCGTCGTTGGTTCGGTGTCACAGGCGCGAATCGTCGTTTACCATCCAGTGTTCGGTGCGTGGACAGAGATAGCGTTCGGCTCGTTCGTCCCGCTGGCCGTGTGCGAGGTGGGAAATACGGTGTACCTGGCCGGGAGTGATGGGGCGCTTTACACCTTGTCCAACCAATCAGGCGACGAGCTTGCCGCCGATACGCTGACCGACATTTACGCGACATTGCGGACAAGGGTGTTTGAAGGACTTGGCGGTGATCTTATCCTCAAAAAGTCCAAGATGGTGCTTGAATCCCTCCGCGTCTCAACCATCCTGCTTGAAGCCTACCTCCCCAACGATGACAGCCGTGTATCCATCGGCTCGGTTTCTCTCGGTACTGGTTCGGCCAATACTCCAGTGTATGAGGCTTTCGATGACGTTTACGACGCAGACTACACGCTTTCGGACAACAAGTCCCGCGATGACACAACCTTTTATGATGGCCCGCGTTCATCCTCGATGTCACTCCAGGTCCGTGTTATCGGTGGCCGGGTGGTTCTCAATTCACTTACGGCTGAGTTCGCCGTGGTAGGGAGATAATTATGTACGGTTGGGAATCAGCGCCTTACGCAAACGGCCTTATGGCTCCGTGGGCGGCACAGTCTTTGCCAGTGACGCAGCAGATAGTGCAGGACCAAGTAGCCCCGGCGATGGGGATGGAGCGGGGCGAAGGTAACTTCGGCGGGTACTCCGTTCCGGGAGACCCGTCCACTGCTACGCAGACTTCGCAGGCGACGAAGGACAGGGTGATGAGTTCGCTTTCCGGTTCGCTCGGCAGGAACGCCAAGAAAACAGCAGCCACGGCGCTTGCCGCATACGCTTCCGGCGCTCCGTTTGGTGACGCTATCAACGCCACGGTGGGCGGCCTAATGTCTCCCGGCAGCATCGGCGGCATCCTTGGTGGTGGCATCAACGCGGCTCTCAATACAACGCCTTCCGGCATCCTTGGCAACGCAATAAACTGGGGCGCACCCGTTGTCGGCGGGCTAATCGGTGGCCCGTTCGGTGCGCTGGCTGGTGGCATGTTTGGCGGTGTACTCGCTGATTCCATAGCAGACGGACTTGACTCAAGAAAAGAAGAGTCTTTGCGGGACGACATGGAAAACAAGAGCGGGTATTTCGGCGGGCGTACAGGATACGGCGATTTACAGACTTACGGGAATCGTGTTGCCGAACTCAACGCCAAGGTTGCTGATGTCGTGAACAAGGCGGCAAGGGTGGCGAACTTCACCAACGCGCCTGCCCCAACATTTTCCCCGCGCTCTGTTTCCAGCCGTAGCATGGAAGTCGGTATGCCAGGAACGCAGTCATACGGCGGGTGGGGAAATATCGGCGGGCCAGATGGTGGCGCTCGTGCCGTTGACCGTAGCTATGGGCCTTCAATGGGCGGCTTCGCAGGGTTAGGCATCGGCAACCCGTCAAGCTATGGCGGCGGCAATGGCTCTGCTGGTCGTGGTTCGGGTGGCTTTGGCGCTAACGATGGCAACAGCGACACGGCAGGAAATGCCGGATTCGGACGTTAATTCTCTTCCTTCTTAACATTCTGCGACTCTAATTTTCCATCAACAGCATCTTGAGCGCGCTTCGCGGCTCGTTGTTCTTCCACTCCATCAATAACAGCCCCGGCCATCCCAGTTGCACCGTCAGACGTTGAGTAAGGGTCAAGGCCAGCAGCACTCGACACGCCAAACGTAACAAAGTCCAATGTGTGCAATGACGCCTGTTTAGCAGTGCAGCCCATTGTCATACAACACGCCACAACAGCTAATATAGCAAACACCGTTTTCATAAATTACCTCTCTTTTTAAGTCTTTTACCACATCCCGCCTTCGCATCCAAGCGAAATGTGAGGTCACAATGGCAGATTATTCCAGCTACGTCACTTCCGGCCTATCCGGCGCAAAGAACGCAATCAACAACAACTCCTATCAGGCTTACCCCGATTACACGGGTGGAAACAAGTCCAACCCCTACGCCACGCAGCAGAACGCCACGGGGATGGCTGCAAGCGGTTACAACCCCACGCAGGGCGTTGTCGCTGGCACTGGCCGCGATGCGTCCCAGATGTACGGCGATTACCAGAACACCGTGGATCAGTCGTGGAACAAGGCGCAGGGCCAAATCAAGAACGCCTACGGTGCAAACGGCTTGTACGGCTCAATGGGCGGTGGGCTGATGTCCGGTGTCATGCAGGACGGGGCGGGGCAGTATGCGTCAGCATCCGCGCAGGGACGGCTTGCCGCTGACCAGGGCGTGCTTGCTGACCAGATTGCACGGGCGAACTCGTACCGGGATTCCTACGAACTCGCAGGCAACCAGAACTTGGACCAGTGGAAGGCCGGGATGCAGACCACGGATTATAACAACCAACTTCTCGGCAACAATGTCAATTTTGGAAACAGTCAGATTGACGCGGCTTATCAGGACCAGCTTGCACGGCGCAACGACCAGCAGGCCTACAACCAGCTTCAGATTGAAAACTACCTTGGCCTTGCGGGTGGTGGTTCGCCCATGGCTGGCAGTCAGATGTCCGCCAACGCGCAGCAGAACGCAGCTAATCAGGCTTCCGACGCGGCAAACACAGGCGCATGGATTGGCGCTGGTGGCTCCATCCTCGGTGGGCTGATGGGTGGCATTGGGCAGGCTGGTGGTTGGGATAACTTCTGGGGTTAAGGGGGCAACATGAGACAGACACTAGGCACGGGCATGATGGCCCCCCTTGCGATGGCCGATAACTTCCACGGCGACTACTACGCTGGACCTTCCGGCGCTGCTATGGGTGCGCTCATGGCTGGGCAGGCGATAGGTGATGCGCTCCAAGGGTGGGGCGGTGCGAAGGGCAGGCAGCAGGACGAAGCGAAGGCGCAGGCTGAAAAGGACCGTATGCGCATGGAGGAACTGAACCAACGGCAGGCCGTAGCGCAGGCGATTAGCCCAGGCCTGCAAATGAACTCGTCCAATGGGATGTCCAACCGGGATATGACGCGCAAGATGGCGTTGCCTGATGCTGGGACGCAGATGTCGATTTATAAGATGCAGGAATCCAAGGCCGCGCAAGAACAGGCCGCTAGAGACAAGCAGATCACATCGCTTGCCACGCTTTGGTATGCAAACGGAGGGGAGAAGGCAGACCCCGGCGGGGCGAACTTCCAGCGTCGTTTTGGGGTTTCACCGTATGAATACGTTCCGCAAGGCGTAGTCACGTCAATGGCGAATCTCGACCTTCGTCGCGACATGGCAGACGAAGGGAACCAGACGCGGATCGCACTTGCACAAATGGCGGCGGCTGGACGCGGTGGAGGCGGCGGGAAACTTCCATCGGCTCCAGGTTACGAGTCGTTCTACGACGAGATGGGGCAAGTCCAAATGCGCCCGATTCCCGGTGGCCCCGCTGATTTGAAGTTGCAGGCCAAAATGGACAAGACCGCAGCAACGGATGCGTCGAAGGTGAGAAAGGCAGACCTTATATCTCAGGACATAGACCGCGCCGTTGAAATGGCAAAAGATTATTTGGTTATTCCGAATACGGGCGTCGGCTCTGTTCTTTCGGCCATACCTGGGACAAAAGCCCATGACCTTAGCAAGATGCTCGACGGCGTTAAGGCGCGAATCGGTTTCGACTCACTCCAAGAAATGCGGGACAACTCCCCAACAGGCGGGGCGCTTGGTCAGGTTTCCGAAATGGAAAACAGGCTCTTGCAGGCAACTTTCGGTTCACTTGAACAGTCGCAGAGCGAAGACGAGTTTATCTTTAATCTTCGCCGCCTCAAGCAGCAATACAACGAAATCGTTCACGGCCCCGGCAATGCTGGTGGCATGGCGGCATCATCCCCACAAGGTGCGCCCCGGCAGCAGGCAAACGCCTATCGTGGGTCCGTCAACCGTAGCGCCCCGCAGGTCGGAGAAGTACGCAATGGGTACAGGTTCAAGGGTGGCAACCCGGCAGACCGTAACGCATGGGAGCAGGTAAATGAGTAACCCGTGGGAAGAATACGCAGGCGCTCCAAGTGCTGCTCCGTGGGAAGAATACGGCTCGTCCGTCATCCTCGATGATGAAACAGGAGCACCCCTCAAGGACCGCTTTATCATCGGTTCCGCTACTTCCCCGGAAGAGAAGTTGTCTCGCGCTCGCGCTCTCTATGGCGACAGGGCTCGGCAAGACGCAGATGGACGCATTTCATACGTCAACCCAGAAACAGGGATGCCGACATACGTCAACCCTTCCGGCTTCGACATGGGCGACATTGCAGGCGGTGGGCGTGAAATAGCCTCTGTTGGCGCATCGCTCCCGTTCAAAATGTCTCTATGGGGCATCCCCGCAAGTGCCGCCGCTGGTGCAGCTACAGGGCAGGGCGTTGACGCAATAGCCGCAGCTATGGCTAGGGGCGAGGCTGAACAGCGTGGCAACCAAGTTCCTGAGATGCAGGCACCACTTGCCGCTGCTCAAGATTTTGGAATGGAAACCGCCATGGGTACAATCAGCGGTGGCTTAATGAAAGGCGTTGGCGCTGGACTTGGCAAAGTCATCAACCCGACAGACGCGAGGCTTGTGCAGGCATGGCGCGACCTTGGGTTGCAGCCGCCATCACTTGGCTCTGTCTCTGGGGGCAAGTCCGTTGCGAGAGTTGAGGCAGCACTGGGCGACACCATCACGGGCAGCGGGTTCATTGAGCGCGGCGCTGTTGCTGGGAGAAGGGGGCTTGAATCCTCGCTTGCCGACATAGCCGAAAGACTTGGTGGGCGGGGCGTGCCGACAACCCCTGATGAATTGGGAGTTATGGCGCAGCGCCTTGCAGCCCAGAACCGAAAAGCATGGCAGGCAGCATCATCCCAGCAGTCCGACGCGATGTTTCAATCATTTGGCAACACGCCTGCAAGCCTAAAAAATACACAGGCTTGGATAGATGACACGGCTAGCAAGTTGTCCCCGCGTGCTGGTGCAGCATTTAAACGACGGGCTGAGAACATAATCAGAGATGAACTTGCAGACTCCGGCGCTAGTGATCTTAATATCCACACAATCCGCGCCCTTCGTACACGACTCGGCCAGTTGGCTGACGATCCCAACACCATCACCACGGGAAACATAGACAAGGGCGTATATAAGAAGCTGTCAACCGCCGCGAAAGAGGACATCCGAAGCGTCTTAACCCCCGCGCAGAGGCAGCAGTTTGATGATTTCAATTCTGCATACTCAGCGCAGAAGGGTTCTAGGGACGTCCTTGAAGATGCGCTCTTTGGCAGCGGGGATTCAACCAAAATAGGCACGTCTCTTCTATCCCCCAACCTCTCAGCAAACACCGTCCGCGCCATGCAGGAAGTGCTTGGCCCTGACGAGTTCAACGCAATCCGCGCTGGCATCATTCGGCAACTTGGCACGCCTAGGGCCGGGGCGCACATGGCAGCGGGTGAAGCATCTCCCGCGACGTTCTCAACTCTCACGGGCCGGGGCAGGGGCGCATATCAACCCGAAGTGCAGCAGGCGCTTTTAGGCGCTGACATTGACCCCGTGCGCGTCATTGCTGAGGGCATGGATAACGCGGGGAAGACCGTCAACACCTCACGCACCGCGTCCATCAACGAAGTCTTGCGGCTCATGCGCTCCCCCGCTCAGTGGACGCAGGGACTTACGGCAATGCTCGACCCAGTAACTTCGCTTGCTGTCCCTGCTGGCCTCGGCTTTGCGCACACATCCCCGGCAGTCATCAACGCGCTCTCGTCCCCGGCGGCGCAGGCCATGTCGCGCGGTGTTCGCGCAGCATCCCCTCGCCTCGGCGTTGCTGGTGGCCTCATGGCCCCCGGAAATAATAAGGAGTAACCCATGCCATACAATTCAGAAACATCCGCTTACGAGCGCCGCGCCGCAACCGTCATTGACGCGACACCGGACGGCGACACCGTAGCGGTAGCAATTGACGTTAAACTTGACCAGGGCATTGACGATTATGTCACGGACCTCAACCACCACATGGGCGCAGGATACCACTACCCAGCGCCTTCGGTGGGGAGTGATAGCCGATTCCTTAAGCAAACCCCGGCTGGCGTCGTGTCGTGGGCCGATGGCGTTGTTGCCGCGAATGCTGCGCTCAAGGATATGAGCAACGTGCCGAATGGCGCGATCTCTAGCGCACAACTCGCAAGCGTAGCCCCTGCGAAGGTCACGCAGGACGCGAGTAATCGCTTTGTCACCGATACGGAAAAAACGACATGGAACGGCGCCTTGTATGACAAGGCGGACGTTGAGAGCGTGCTGACTGAGGAGATTACGAGCCACACGCACCCATCTGCATCTGAAAGCGCGGCTGGTCTGGTTGAACTTGCCACGACTGCGGAAGCGGAGGGGGGGGAGGATACGAGCAGGGCTGTGACTGCGGCGGGTGTAGACGCTTATCATACGGCCAATAATATTGTCATCGAAGCTGCATACACGGCTGTTGGGACAGAAACAGCCATTATTTTTGGTTCGATAGCAGAGCCTTTGCCGCCAAACATAAAACGACTGTCGGTTACAGGACGGAACATAGGCGCTAGCGGGACAAGCCCTTTTATTATTCAGCTTGGTACGGATGAGGTGTTTTCTGTAAGTGGGTACGAAGCACAATCAGGAAATGGCCCTAATTCCTCTGTTTATTTTACTACTGGCTTTCCACTAGCAGCAATAGCGCAAGCCGCACAGACAATAAACTATTATGGAGATATGGCTTTTTTAAACGGTGAATGTCTGTATCGCGGCCTCGCATCGTGGAGCGCAAACTCAAACGTAAACTACTCTGCCGGAGGAAAAACTTTTAGTAGTGGGTTTAATTGCTTGAAACTCACAACGGTAAATGGAACGGACGTTTTTGATTCTGGCTGTAAAATCAGTATATCCTTGGAGTTTTAACATGATCGCAGTTATCGACGCAAAAACGGGCAATACTACACTCCGCGAAATGACACCGGAAGAGGTTGCCGCGCTGCCCCCTGTCCTTCCAGCCCCAATTCCCCAACTCGTAACCCCTCGCCAAGCCAAACTCGCCCTTTTTGCAGCTGGCCTGCTCGATGACGTAGAAGCCGCGATTGACGCCATTGCCGAACCTGCCACAAAGCGCGTGGCGCAAATCGAATGGGAATATGCGCACGAAATCCGCAGGGACTGGCCGTTGCTCTTACAGGTTGCAGGGGCCATGGGTATGACTGCCGCGGAACTTGACGCGCTGTTTGTTGCGGCTGCGGGGTTGTAAATCATCCACGGCTCGGGTGAAAATCGTCCGTTTTCCTCAATGATTTGAAACCCCATTACCCATATTCATTACCCACGAAAAAAGGCAGCTAGATTTTCTTGATCTAACTGCCTTTTTTTTGGTGGAGATGAGGAGGATCGAACTCCTGGCCTCTGCATTACGCCTGTCGATTTCGTGCTGCTTGGCGTCGAGTTCATTGGCGAAGCTTTTTGATTCGCGCCGTCCCGATATTGGGTTTACCCAGACGGCGCGGTAGATGATGCCCTTGGCGCGGGTGATTTTTTCGATGGCCATTTTTCACCAATGGCATGGGGTGGGGTCTGGAGTCAACTCGCCATTGCCCCGCTGTCACCAACAAGCCTTCCCGGTTGAAACTTGCAGAGATGGATAGCGGCTTTCTTGCTTACCTTGACGATTGATCCGGCTTGGTCCAGAAATTCCTCGGTGTAATGACCAACGAGTTTCCCATCGCGCCAATACTCACGCCGATACCCTGCGGGGTTGTCGAAGATGCATATCTTGCTCGTGTTCACCTTTTTTTCTCCTTTTTCATCTCAAAACCTCACACACCCGCCACCTACGCGGCAGTCTTTTTTCTGTTCGTCCGTCAAATCCTCAAACTCGCTCCACACCTTCCAAAACACCCGCCCAGCCCGTGCTCTCAACTCCCCGCCCTTGCGCAGTGGCCATGGGCCGGACGCGGAGTTGATTTCGAACGTCCAGCCTTTGTAGGAGTAGATGCGGGGGGAGCAGACTATTCCGGTGATTCTGGGCATGGGGCCTCCGTGTCCGGTCGCACAACCATGATTTCCGACAGCCCCGCTATCCCATCATCCACCCATAGAAACTCCGTCTTGCCGAACTTGACAATGCGCGAACCTTCAAACTCATGTCCAAGCATCAGGAATGTGGCGAAGTCGGTGAGAAGTGGCTGTAATTTGTCCACCGGGACAGAAAAGAAATCCTCGACTGTTTTGATGTTATATCGCTTGTTCATCCCTCATCCCCCTCGGCCAGTAGCCGGTCCACCTCGGCGCGGGCGCACTCGCGCTCAGCAGCCAGATCATATTTTCCGGCCATGTCCCTGGGGTATCGGCCAGTCTGAACGAGCCATACAAGCGCCTCGTCAAACTCCCGCTCCCACTTCACCGCCTCCTCCAGCGCGTTGTAACGGGCGAGGATGCTATTGCGTTGACTAAGGAGCGCCTTGTTTTGCGTACAGGCGGTCTTGAATTTCGACTCAAGGACGGCGTAGTCGGAGTGGAGGACGATATATCCATCTTCTACCTCTATCAGCGTACTAGGTGCGACGGTGTATCTCTTCACATCACCCATTGAACACCTCGATGACACGGTCCTCAGCATCTTGCATTATGTCAAATTCACGGTTACTTGAGTATCCCATCGGAGGAATGTTTGCCGCGTAAACTGCCGTAGCTTTCGCCAACTCCATCGCGGCGGCTATGCGGGGGAGGTCTTCGAAATTACATTGAAACGCGCATGTTGTGCTCCAGCATGAATACCACAGAAATACACCGTCAAGCACTGACCCGCGTAGATTTGTGCCGCACAGTGGGCAAGTTTGTATTTGACTCATTTATTATCCTTGCAAAGTTCGCGACGTTTTTCATTCAATTTAAGAATCTTTTCCATATCACCACGCAACTGCAATGCATGGCATGACTGGCACACGCTTTTTATTGGCCTGCCAATATTCTCGTATGTTCTGTCCGGAACGGTAGCCGGGTTAATCCCGCAAATTTTACAAAGTTTCATCATCCATCTCCCTCTGTAAGCAGCCGGTCCACCTCGGCGCGGGCGGCGGACGTAATTAGTTTGTGCGCCTCGTACAACCCCATATCTGGCAAACCTTTTTCGAGTTTCCGCAAATTACAAACCGCCTCCACCAGCGCGTTGTGGCGGGCTTCGGCTTTCATCGCTGCGGCGTATTGGTTCCACCGTTCGTTCGTGTTGCAATCGACCCCGCAACACATTTGCCCGGTCTGGAACACACGAACAGAAGTTACTTCCCACTTATCAAGCGGCACTTGTCCACATATCGGGCACCTCGCTATCTCGCTCATCTCCCAACCTCCCCGACCAGCGCGGCCAGCAACTCTGCAACCTCTTCCGCGTGATATGTGTCCATGTCGCTTGGGTGGATGTCCACATATCCGCCCTCTACGGTGTAGTGATGCCCTGCGTGATAGCCGGAATTGTAGATGTGGACAGCCGCCACCTTCAGCGCGGCAACCTCTTCCTTCAGCGCCTTCTCCAGCCTCGCCACGCGGGCGCGGAGGGTGGAAAGCTCATCTTCGCATTCGTTTACCGGGAGATCGTTGACCATGTTGCCCTCATATTCATACGCCATCTTTAAAACCCCTCCGCGCTGCGCATGGCAGCGCTGTTGCAGTTTGCTCGGTCTGCAACTCGCATATTCCTGTCACGCATTCGTCAACTGAGAATCCATGTTCGCACGTTGAGGCTGTTTTGATGTATCCCATTTCACGCAGCGCGAAGAGAACAGAATCAATCGACTCCATGGATGGGTCCTCCACGTCGGCGGCTACGCGCTGGACGTTCTGGATGAACCCAGGGTCAAAGAACCATCCCATGCTAGCGGACTTGGCGTCGGCCTGCGGTACGAGTTTTACCATTGCTGTCCTCCTTGAAATAATTGGCGCATTTTGCGGCCTGTTCATCGTCTCCGAAGTCATCAAGAAAGCGGTCAGCAGATGTATAATATCTGACCTCTTGCGCGTATCTGTTTTTTGCTGTCGCGCTGGCCTTGATAAACGTCGGAAATACGGTGTATGTCCAGAACTCGGAAGGGAATTTCATTCTTCACCTCTCGCTTTTCTCAACGCCGCTTCAGCCATTGCGCCGTCTTCCTCGGTTATGTGGGCATCGCCGTCACGGTCTGACATGAGCAGTCGCCCGTAGATGCGTTCAAGCGCGGCATAGAGGTCGGGAGCGGCGGCTATGAGGCTGGCCGTTTCGCGTGTCATGACGCCTGACATCGAAAGGAACTCGGCGCGAACCCATCCGTCACCGATATTTGGTCCTCCGGCGATAATAAAATATGGGTGGCCGTCTGGCGTTGGGCTGAAATCCCGCATGAACCAAGGCCCTTCGTTTAAACCTATCACTCTTCACCTCCGCAGATTTTATCAATGATGTCTCGCGCCGGGTCGCCCTTGTCCGGAATAACGATGTAACCTAGCTCCACGCCGTTGCGGATGAATTCCCGCAGCCTCTCAATCTCCTCAGCGCACTTCAGCATGTTCTCGCGCAGCATCGCAGCGCCAGCGCCTGCCCGGTGAGACTGGATTTCCGCGACGTTTCGCAGCCAGCGTGCGGTGTCGAATTCGTATTTAGGCATCGGTTTCCTCCTCATCGTCTTCGATGTCCGCCCAAATCTCTTCAATCATCAGCAGCACGTGCGCCCGAGCCGCTGGCGTCAGCTTTGCGATCTTCGCCCATGTCGCGCCGTCCGGATCGTCGTTTATCCAGTCGCCAAGGAAATCGCGCAGGTTGAACCAGAGCTCGCTGTAGGTGAACCGGCAGAACAAGTGCTCGCGGACCGACTCGCAACAGGCGCACGTCTTGTGCGTGCTGACCGTGCCGTCGTAGAGGTAGCGCTCTTCAAGGTACGTCTGGCCGGGAAAGATCGTCCCGAGGCACTCGCT